ATGAACCTAGCAATCGAGTGGCGCATGTCACGATATGCGGTTGCAGAAGCGTTGATCGAATCAGACTTGAGACATGCGATTGATTTATTGATTAAAGAACGCCGGGAAGCGGAATTGAGAAAAAGTGAAAAAGGCCAATAGAAATGGGGATCGTCCACCGAGTGGAGACCGGGGACGTCTCACGCTCAAACAGCGGAAGTTCGGCCTTGCATTTGTTGGTGAAGCGAATGGTAACGGAGTTGAGGCCGCACGGTTGGCTGGGTATAAGGGAAGCGATCTAACCCTTGCTGTTGTGGCTCATGAAAACCTAAGAAAACCTAATATCCAGCGTTTCATTGAACAATTGCGATCTAAAGCAGAGGCTCAAGCCGCGGCACACATCCTGAGTGCAACGGAAGTGCTTGTTGGCCTAACGCGATTCGCTAAGGCAGATGTCGCGGATCTGTTTCCCGAAAATGAATGGATGCAAGAAGCCAAACAGCGCGGTGTATCGCGGCTAATTAAGAGCATTAACTTCGACAAAGACACGGGTAAACTCACAAAACTGGAATTGCACAACGCGCACGGAGCACACGTTGATCTTGGTAAGTACCACAAACTGTTTGTTGACAAACTGGAAATTGTTCAGCCGGAGGATTTAGATGCAGCCCTTGAGCGAGAACTGGCGCGAGTGGCCGGAGCCGATCAAGAGGCAGGCGCTGGCGAAACTCCGAGCGAGACAGTTCACTAATCCGCTCGCCAAATATCAAACCCGCCCACAAGCCTACGCCAAAGAGGTCCTTGGTGTTTCCCTCACTCCGGATCAGGATGAGATGCTGCAGAGCGTTCTGGATAACCGCTATACACTGGTAAAAGCCTCGCATGCTGTGGGCAAGACAATGACGGCGGCAGTAGCTCAGTCATGGTGGTTTGACTGCTGGTCGCGACATATTGGATACATCACAGCGCCGACTTGGGATCAGTCCTTTGGGCTTACATTCAAACAGTTAAAGTCGCTTCGCAGGTCAAAAACACTTGCTGGGTTAATCCTCGAAAGAATAATCAAAGACGTAGACAAGAATCGCGAGGGCGATCATTATGTAAAGGCTCTGAATGCAGAACGCGGAGAGGGGTTTCAAGGTGAACACTCTGCGCCGATCCTGATAGTAATTGAGGAAGGCGTTGGTGTTCCGAAATACATCTGGGATGCGATTGGCGGGCTGATGACAAATCCCTTGTGCCGGGTGTTCGCAATCGGGAATCCCACAGACGAAGCGACGGAGTTTGGCATTGCCGCGGAGTCTTCGTTGTACCACACAATGAGCATTTCGGCGCTCAATCACCCGAACATCAAGGCAGAGCTAGAAGCTCAAGCGCCTCCGATCCCCGATGCTGTTCGATTGTTGTGGCTCTATGAGATGCTCGAGAAAGAGTGTGAACGAGTTGATACGCCATCAGAAGAATCGTTCCCGTTTGTAGCGCTTCCAGAGATCGAAAAAGCATTGCAAGGGCAGCGAGCGGATCTTTCTCAACAGTGGAATTACATGCCCACGGCATACTTCCAAGGCCGTGTGCTCGGAGAATTCCCAACACAGGCCGATCAGCAGGTTATCCCGAAAACATGGCTAAAGCATCAACCGCGACTGGACCCGGCAGATACCGACATCCCGGAACTGGGCTGTGATCCGGCTCGGTTTGGTGATGACCGAACAACGATTTTTGTGCGCCGTGGCCCGTGCTTGTTGAAAGGTCGCGAGATTCGCAAGATGGATGCTGACGAGGTAGCGGCCGCGTGCAGGGATGAAGCGCTGGAAGCGGCACGAGAATTCAAGCCAAGCTTGACCAAAGAGCTAACAGAGGCGCTAGCAAAGAGCCTTCGGATCAAGACCGACGTCACCGGCGGCCTCGGCGTTGCGCATGTTGTGCTACTTAGAAACTGGGGCTACAACCCAATAGAAGTTAACTCCAGTTCTCACGCTAAGAACGAAGAGCAGTATAAAAATGTCCGCTCAGAGTTGTGGTTTGATCAGCGTGAGCGCGCGCGAACGAAGCGACTTGATCTTTCGCGGCTCAAAAAGGACATTCGAGAACGCCTTGAGCGGGAACTTTCAGCACCAAAGTACAAAGCACCAGGGCAAAAGATTGTTGAAGATAAGGCGACGATGAAAAAGCGATTGGGATACTCCCCGGATCTAGCGGACGGATCGAACCTCGCCTTCTATCAGGAACCAGTAATTAAAGATCGCTACGACGACAGCGACTCAGAGAGTTATACGAGCCAGAGTTATTGAGCCCTCACAAACTTAAATCTTAATCTTTCGTTAGTCTTTAGATCGTGCCGATCCTCTTAGAAGACGTCCTTCAGTCAGATCAGAAAAAGGCAGTGGATGTTGCATCCTCGTTTCTGAGGGACCGCCGAGAGCCCGGCTTTGCTGCTAACTGGGAATTTTACCGAGGAAATCACTGGCAAAAAGGCAACGGTTGGATTGGAGCCAAGCCTTTACTCGGAGTTGACGGATACAGTCAGACGCTAAAGCAAATTGAACAGGCTTTTGTTTCTGAGAACGTTATTAAGGAAGTTATTGATCGCCATGTCGGGGGAATTCTCGGACGTGAACCATTATGGGGGTTTGTTCCACAGCGGACCGTCCCTCAATCAACCATTACACGTCGTCGTCGCTTTGCCAAACTTGTCAGACGGATTCTTTTGAACGAAGAGGATCAGAATCAGGAAGATCCTCTTGCTCAAGAAGCTGATGAAGCGCTCACCATCTGGTGGAATAATGCCGAGCCTCGCAAGAAACTAAAAGAAGCATTAAAGCGGTGCCTCAACGAAGAGCGGGTACTATTGCGTCTCTTTGTTCCGAGGGGACTGTACGATAAGAACAAGATAATTCCAGTCCAGAAATCTCTGACGAATGCCCTTGCGCTACTTCATGTGGACGTTGTTACAAGTGACAAAGGCGGCGTATTCATTGACGACAACACGCAGAAACCATTTGCTATCTATGTGTATGAAGTAGAAAAAACAAAATGCGTAGAGCTGAGCTACGTTAATGAACTTGGCCAAACGATCCTGCAAATTCTCTCAAGTAATCCCGATCTCGCGGTAGATCCGACGCCTTATGACTTGCAGGGTCTCTTGTGGATGCACGAGGTCTTCCGCCCAGCCTTGATTACCGAACAGATTCGATCCGAACAGAGATCTCTAAATCTAGACAAGACAATGATGATGCGCAATGTCAATCTGGCCGGCAATCTTGAGCGCACCGTGATGAATGCAGAAAGACCAAAACGCACGATAAGAGTTGCTGATGCTAATGAGCCATTAGGATATCGCGAAGACAAGGTTGACAGCGACTGGCTGACGGGTCCGGGGGTCACCAATTTACTTACGGGGCTGTTGATTAAAGATAAAGATGGAAAGATTATCGGTCGCGCGGACCCGAATATAAACTATCGCGAGCCGGTTAAGATCGATACATTTGTTGGGACTCGCAGAGAGTGTAGAGAATCAATTCTCGGTCAGGCTCAACAGCTCCATATAATGATTTCAGGAGACGCCACTGTTTCAGGCCGCAGCAGAGAGCAGGCCCGTGGGGAATTTCGTTCAAGCCTTAATGATTCAAAGGAACCACTTGACGGGGCTGGTAGATGGATTCTCGAGACGCCGTTACGTCTTGCGGCTCAATTCTGTGACCGCGTAAACGACTTTGCACAACTCCGCTGTGACTTTGACTCAAGGATCGAGGATGGCCCGGTTTCACCGGAGGAGCGATCAGCAAATCGCGAAGACGTTAAAGCGGGGCTGTTGAGCAAGGAAACCGCAATGAGCCGCAATGGCACTGAGGATACGGATGCTGAAAAGACCCGGATCACGGAAGATAAAGCAGAAGCGCCGATGCCAGCAATCCCGCCTATTCCTAAGCCCGGAAATGGAGACAGTCAACTAATTCAATGACTCTTAAAGCCACACTCACAGCAATAATCTTCTTTTCTGAGTACTTGAATGTCGGATTATTCTTTCACCCTCGATACTGGACGCCATGGTTGCGGTTTGCGAGGTTTCCTGCAACTGCGTTCCGTCCCGCGGGGACTTATCGGTTCACGTTTGGGCCAGTTAATGCCGTCTATATTCGACACTAAAAATGACCTGTATAGCAGGAGCAATTAAAGGTGATGAAGTTTGGATCGGGGCTGATGCGGTCTCGGTTCATTCTGATAGCGCGGCAAGAGTTAGTACACAAGCAAAGGTGTTTCAGATCGGAGAATTCCTTGTAGGTTCATCCGGTACGCTGCGAGTGCAGCAGATCATTCGATATCTGTTCACGCCCCCCGCGATTGAAGCGGATCTCGTTACTTATATGGTCCGTGTGTTCGTGCCCGCGTTGCGCACCGTGATTAAAGACAATGGCGGAGAGTTCACCGACGGCAACGGAAACAGTCAACTTGACGGACGGTACTTAATTGGTGTTCGGGGCAGACTATTCGAGATCGATAGTTCTTACGCGGTCTTCGAAGCCAAGGCCAATTACGCGGCGGTAGGGTGCGCAGATCAAGAGGCACTATCAGCCATGTTCACCGCTACGTCTTTGATGGCAGGTGACATTACGCCTAAACAAATGGTAGAGCGCGGATTGTTGGCGGCGGTTGAATTCGATACCAGCATTCGACAACCGTTTACTATTTTAAAGTTGAGTTAATGAACTCAAAGCCCTATTTCTGTCGTCACTGTAAGCACCACTTGGGCCAATCGTCTGATAAGGTTCTATCTCTTGACGTGGTTAAGATCTCGCAACCCGTAAAGATGCAGTGCTCAAAGTGTGGGCGGCAAATGACATGGAGGCCGATAAAAGAGTCTATGCCGATCCCGCCTTGCAATATCTGATGTTCATCAGAATGGTAAACGCGCCACCAGAGAAAAGTTGCAATGGACGGGGACTTGCACCTCTCCCAATCGGCGCGAATCGAAAAACTAGATGAGCTCGGCAGGGAATACGGCTTTGCGATCTACTCGGTTCATCAGTGCAACGCGGGCTGGGGCGTACAGTGGTACGAAGGCACCGACCGCGAACGAGCAGCAGAAGATTGGCGGCGTCATTTACACGTTTACGGTTACTACCCAACAATCGCAGAAATGGTGAAAGCCGAAACGGAACGAGTGAAGGTGCGCATTGAGGCGCTCGGGAAAGCATGACACCTAAGCGACTCCTGTTCGCCGCGCTTCTTGCGATGCTGATACTTTTAGGTGGTATGTACTACCACGTCTGTACGTGGAGGGGTTGTTTGTAGAAAATATATAACTGAGTTAGTGTGCTATTCTCTCCCAGAGTTTAGTTTTGACAATTAGGCAGTTGCGGCTTTAGCGCCGTACAAATCGAGAAGTGATGCGCCTCGCAGAGATCGGAAACGGTCTTTGCGAGGCGTTTCGCGTTTAACCAACCCCTCGCAGAAGCGAGCAAGGCCAGAAGGCTTTCTAATGAAACCAGTTAGTCCAGTGATACCGGGAATGGAGATCGACGAGGTTGTTTACGCGGCAGACCATCCGCAGTATCAGCCTCTCCCTGCGTTCAAGTGCGTCAACGGGAAGATCTTGACGCGATGGGAGTTGACTGACGAGGAACGAAAGTTAATTGCCGAGCAAGGCTATATCTTTCTGGCGGTAAGCACTTTCAATCAACCTCTTCAGCCGGTCTATCTGAGCGCCACACCCCCGGATTCAATCACATACGTTGATTGGAACGAAGCGCCGGAAGGCATTGCAGCCTCGAAGGTAAATGCCGCGAATGCGTGATGCGCCGACGGTTAGTAATCATAGGTGGTCCGCATGTTGGTAAGACAACGCTATCAGAGCGTCTCAGTGTTGAGCATGGCGTTACGAATGTCCGACACAGTGACGACGTAAAGCATCTCGGCTGGAGCGAATCGAGTGCAGAAGCCTCGAACTGGTTTGATGAACAAGGGGATTGGGTTATTGAAGGCGTACAGATGGCGCGAGCTCTCAGAAAGTGGCTCGCTGCAAATCCAGACGAAACACTGGACGCCGACATAATAATTCTTGATCAGGTATTTGGAGATCCACTGCTACCAGGTCAGGAAGCGATGCGCAAAGGCGTACACACGGTCTTCAGACAGATCGAGCCGGAGCTTATTCGCCGTGGCGCGCGAGTCCACGGCCTTAATCATCCAGATGATGCGATCAGTCTACTTGAAATCAGAAAAACCAACCCTGAAGAATCAGGAAGCGACAGGAGACAGAAGTCCATGTTGAAGTCCACATACAAGACTCTTGACGAAATTCCAGAAGGAGATCGTCAGCACTACAAAAAGATTGGTGATCGCTACGTCCTTGAACTAGATGGCGAGCATCCAGTCCAAGCACAAAACTCCACACTGGCCCAGGAGAAGAAAGATGAGGTTAAAGCCGCAAACCAACGCGCCGCAACCGCAGAAGCGGAAACACAACGATTAAGGGCGGCGGCAGAAAATCAACCAACGCTACCGAGCGGACACGTAGCAGTCCCGGCAGACGAAGCAAAGCTGCTTGATTCAGTAAAAGAGTTAGGCGAGGGCGCGGATACAAAGGCGAGGGTTGAAAACGTCAAAACGAAGCTAACGGAGCACGTAACGCTAAAAACAGAAAACGAAACACTGAAGAAGACTGAGATGCTTCGTCGGGTAGCAGACTCCGGTATTGCAGGCAAGAAATTGAAGGTCTCCGTGCTGGAAACCCTCGACAAAAACGCCGGCGGATTGACCTACGAAGAGCGAGATGTTTCCGCAACGAAAGACGGGAAAACCACAACAGAAAAGGCGTGGCACGTTAAAGACGGCAATAAGTGGGTGCCGCTCTCAGAGTATTCGGACACGCACTGGAAAGACTTTGGTCCGGTATTGATGGCAGATACACCAGCCCAGCCAACCGGGACGCGAGTGCCAGGACAGCTACCGTCAAATCAGGGAGGCGGAGCGCCAAACGTTTATTCGAGGATTCGGCAAGAAGCCGAGGAGCGCCAGAAAAAAGTTGAGACCAACAGTGTCCCGCTGGAAAAGCGGCTGGGCCAAGCAGTCTAA